AAGTTTACACTAAAGCCGTTAATTGCACAAGCAACTGACGAAGAAAAATTACAAGGTGTTCCAGAAACTTACGAAGTACCAATTACATTCGATCAGTCGAATTTTTTCGAATAAGGATCCTGACGTGGACCGTCCCAGAGATCCTAGAAGAAGTTAAGGTCCTTGAACAAGAATCTAAACAGTTTAAATTAGAACTTACTAAATTATGTTGGTTGATGCGTGGAGGTCTAACCTACGAAGAAGCCTATTATCTCGGACCTGAAGAACGAGAAATAATTGGTAAAATGGTTGAAGACAATTTCGAAACTACAAAGAAAAGCGGACTACCTTATTTTTAAGCAGTCTTAAGTTTTTCAGTTCCTTTAACACCTGCTTGTGCCGCTTGTCCTGCTTGTGCAGTACCCGGTTTTACACCTTTAGCAGTAAGTTGTGCTTTTACTAATTTTCCTAATTCTGGATCAGCTTTAACAGCCTTAAGAATTGCAGTAAATTTAGGATTTGGTAATCCCATATCAAAACTTGCTTGTACACCAACAGGTTTATTTGTTTCTGTGTCAACCCATAGTGCGCCTGCCCATTCGTAATCTTTACCACCTTTGTTCATTATAGTACCCTTTTTAATAGGTGCATCTTTAACTGCTGGTGGTGTTTTAGCACTTGGTTGTTCCGAATCCGCACCTTTTTGTGCTGTATCCGTACTCGGTGCATCTGGCTGTGTTTCAGGATCTTGTTGGGGCTTAGATGGTTCTAATTCTACTTTTTGTGTTGATCCAATGCTTTGTATTTGGTCGTTACTCATACCAGCATCTGCTAGTATATTAGCAATACTACCTGAATCTAATGGTGATCCCATCTTAGTCCATTGTTTAGTAAGTTTATCAGCAGTAACTTTATTACCTACATTTTTTGCAGTTTGTTTAACTGCTCCTGCCGCTGAACTTGCCGCGCCCTTTACTGCGCCTGCGGCTTTACCTGCTAAGTTTCCTGCTCCACGTTTTAGTTTAGCACCTAGTGTATTAGGATTGTTTAAAGGTAATTCACCTTGTGCAGGATCTGCTTCTGCTAGATATAATTCATACTTTTCTTCCATTGACAATGTTTCGCCAACTTTACCAAAGTCGCTTAACTTTTGACTTTTGTCAAAGTCTTTATCTACTGGAGTTGCATCGCTTCCGCCTTTGAGATCTAATTCAAGTTGTTTCTTTTCATCAGGATCAATTGGCTTAATTTTGTGCATTTCTTTGTTTTTGTCATCAACTGTTGCAAGAGCACCTTGTGCCGCCGCGCCTGCCGCGCCGCCAACTGCTGATACTGCTTGAACTGCTTCTTCAGCATTGTCAAGAACAGCAATAGCCGCATCTAATTGATCGCCTGTCCACACTTCTTTTGGAATGTTTTTAATTGTATCTGATAGTGCTGATAAATCTGCGTTTGCTTGTTGTGTTGTTGATAAGAATCCGTGTAACTTACCTGCCGCTTCATAATATTCAGGACTAAATGTTTCTGCACTAGAAGCCGCACTTGCAAGTGCTTTATATTGTGATACTTGATCAGCAGTCATAGTCATATCATAATTGTAATAGAAACCATTAATATTACCTGAAGAACTATAATCCATTGCACCATCTAGTACGCCTGCATCAAATCCGGCATCAGATGCCGCACTGTCTACTGCTGATTTAAAGTTATCTGCCGCAAACCCGTCCATCATTGCATCTGCTTCTGCTTCACTACCTGTTGCAATGTTATCAACCATACCGTCAGTTAAGCCTTTAATTGCTAGACCAGCAAGAGCACCATATGCCGCTGTTTTAACTGACTTACCAACTGCTGTTGAAAGTTTTTCACCTTGCAATAAATCTTTAGATGCACGTAGTATTAAACCTGCGGCCGCACCGCCTGCTGGACCACCTGCAAATGCCGCCATAGTAGTTAGAACACCAACTGCTATACTTGCTTTACCTGGATTTTCTTTTGCCCAGTCACTTATTTTTTGTATACCTTGTACAATTTTACTGTCACTGTTGTTTGCTGTAATTTGTTTTTTAAGATCTTCAAACTTTTGATCTGCGTTTTTAACTGGACCAGCATTTTGTGCTAATCTGCCTAGTTCGTTAATTTTAGCATCAACCTTTTTAGCAATATCAACAGGTAGTTTAGCAACAGCCGCCGCACCTGCACCTACTTTACCTGCAACTGTTTTATTATCACCGCTGTCCATAGCAACTTGTTCAGCACCGCTAAAGATGTCTAATACTTGTTGCTTAGTAAGTTCTTGTTCTGCTAATTTTGTATACTGTTCAACTAGTGGCCAAAGTTCTTTTTCCCACTTGCCTAAATAAAGTATTTGTTGTTCAGTTAGGTCTTGATATCCTTCGTTAAGGATAGTTGCTGTACGTGAATTAAATCCTGTTACTTCTTGTAGTTTCATTATATTGCTCCAGCCAGTACTTTTTTCTCAGTTGGTGTAAGTGCATCTAGTTGTTTTTGCATTTCAGGAGTAATACCTGCTCCTGGCTTTTTCATTGGAATAACTTTTGCACCCATTGGCTCACCTGTAGCATCGTCTTTGCCATCTTTGTTTTTGTCAACTTGTGGTGCTTGTGCTGTAGTAGGTTTTCCTGCTACATTAGTTCCTTTAGCCGCTCCTGCGGCAGGCGCACTAGGTTGTGCCGGTGCTTGGCTAGTTCCTGCTGTACCGTCACCGTCTGCTTTTGCGGCATCTTGAGCCGCAGTCATTATTGCTTGATCTATTTGTTTAGGCGTCATTATGCCTTGTACACCTTGAAGGTGCATATTTGGATAACCTTTTGATTTTAAAAATGCCGCAAGTTGTGGACCTTGCATTTGTTTTATGTTTATACCAGTTTTACCTGCATAACCTTGAAGTGCTACTTTTAACTGTCTTGCTTCGTCACCTACTTCAGCGGCACCACTTAATTTAGCGGCTGTGCCTTTCATGCCAACTGCACTAGCGGCTTTAGCACCAATTTTACGTCCTACTTGTTTTAATAGCCCAACAGGTGCTTCGTTTGCTACACTTTCACGTGGCGGATTGTAATGCCAATCGTATGATCCATAGCCTCTATACGATCCTTTTGTATAACCAGCCATTTCCATAGCATCATCTGTATCGATACCTTTTCCTTCAGCCCATTTCATAATATAGTAAGATCTTTGACTATCACTTACACCTGCAAATTTTTCCACTACATCTGGATCAGCTTTTGCTTCTGCTATTATAATATCTTGTACACGCATTTTCTGAGTTATCCTTAAAGAATGTTTATTAAGTGTATTTATATTATTCGCTACGCGAATAAAGTTTTCGCTAACGCTCAAACTGTTTACTTCGTATTTAATATTATGCGTGATAGAAGTAATAGATATGAATTAAAGCAATATTACGATAGTAATATTGTAATTGCTTCATGTAGATTGTTTCAGTCAGACGGAACCTGTTTATGGTTCCATCTAATCTTGGCACTTCATGTGAGTCCGTCACAGCCGAGACTTGGAAGTAGGTAATTGTTTATACACTTAGTTCAATGGGCTCTGACCTTTCCCAACCTACGTCGACATTATGTACATTATAATATACATTATCCAGGATAATGTAAACTACAGTATACAATATTCCCTCGCTTCGTTCCTAATGCTAAAGGGTTTTTATGAACTGTGTTGTGTTTTTCGACTGCCAACATTCAATCTATATCAACTAGTGAGCCCAATTTGTTTGGTGGCTTCCACACTCTGGTGTGTCAATCAATATGTACGTGTGCTTCTATACGAGAGCTTTTTCCACAGCGGTATTTCTAATCCGGCCCGCTAACCTTATGTGTTGGAATGTTTTGCCTGTATGTGTTGTTCTAGCAATGCCTGTTTAAGTTTGTCCGATCCGCCTACTCTAACATTAATGATACCATTATAGTAGTCATCTGTTTCAAGTACTCGCCTATCAAACTGCTCTCGTGCCTCTATGTAGGACATTTCGCCCCTACCTTTACATAGGTATAATATTTCTCTTGTAAACTTGTCTTCGCCTAGTTCTGCAACATCTGCGTTTAGTCTATCACTGGATCCCCAGTAAGTTTTCCAATCGCTTTCTTTAGTGCCGCGTCTTTTGTTTTTCTTGCCTTTTAGTGGTGGCTTAGTAGTTTTAAATTTTGCTAGTTTTTTGCCTATGTATTTTTGCCCAGTGGTCGTATTAGTAATGAGATAAACAAAACCTTCGTATTCGTCCGGTATGTTTTCTACCTCTTTGCCTTGATAAGTCCACTTCATAGTGATACTTATTACTTGCCTTGTTTTTCTGCCTGTTTCTTGGTTTGATACGTGTCGTGTATCTCTTCCATTCTTGTTTTTGCAAGACTTCTAATTTCTCTTAACCAGCGTCTGCTACTAGCATGAGTTCTGTGTGATTTACGAGACTCGTAAGCCTCGTTAGATTTAAAGTACTCCATGTAAGCCTTAGTTAACTTGTCATGTGTATCGTCGTCTATCATTCCACTACTTCTACATCATTTTCATAACTTGTAAAACCGTTCTCTTTAACAACTTTTAGTATTGTGTTTACTCGACCTACAAGTTCGTCTTTGTGACTAATTAAATAAATGTTCTTTTCACGTTCACGTGCCATTTTCTTCAGCACACTTAATGAACTTTCTACACCTGCTGTATCCATACCACTATCAATTAACTCGTCTATAAACAACAAGTTAATGTTCTGATATAAACTTTCCCAAACATCTCTAAATGCAAACGACAAACCTAATATAAGTCTGTTACGTTCGCCTCTTGACAAGTTATCAAAGTCTAAGTCTTGACCAAGTTGTGTAATTTCAACAACTAAGTCGTTTTGGAATACAACTTGATGTGGCAATCCTAATCTATCAAGATAGTATGTAAGTCTATTATTAAGATACATTAGGTTTTGTTCGATAATCTTTTTACGTATAAAACTGTCTTTGTTTGTCAACAGTTTTAACATAAAGTCTTGATGTTCTTTGTATGTTGTAAGTTCGTTTACAGGCGTCCAATCAATTTCTTGTATTGCACTATCATTAAGTTCATTAATTTGTGCTTCATACGGATCTTGTTCATCTTTCTTAGACTCGTATGCCTGTTTTAGACTGTCAACATTTTGTCTATGTTCATATGCTTCTTTAGCAGTATCATAAAACACACTAGGTTTACCATTAATATCACCAATGTCTTTTAAGCCTTTTGTAACCTCTAAAAGTTTACCACTTATTTCTGTTTGATATGCTAGTGCATCTTCAAGTTCTTTTTTCTTACGTTCTGCAATTTCTGCTTTTTTATCTGCATGTAAATCTTGACCACAGGTATAACATTTAGCATCTTCTAAATCTGCAATATCTTTAGTTAACTTATCAACACTTTTATCAGCACGTTGTAGTGCAGGCTCTAATGTACTAAGCTCTTTCTTAAGGGCTAAAATAGCATTATTATGTTCATTCCAATTAGACAGTTTTTCATGCGATTCTAATTCAACCTCAATGTCTAAATGTTCTAATTCGTTAATGGCTTCTTTTAGTTTTATTGTATCAGTAGTACGTTTTGAAAGCCATGCTTTTTGATTGCTTTGCAAACTTGCAATAGTTGACTCAATTTTACTGTTAGCAGTTTGCGTTGCTTCAATTTTTAGCGTTTCTTGTGTAATTGCATCTTTAGTATTACGAACTTGTTCTTTTAAATTGTCTGCTTTTTCACTAAGAATAGTAATACCAAGTAATTGTTCAATAATAGCACGTTGATCGTTAACTCGCATACTTAAAAACGGCTCAGAATATGTGTTTAATGCAACAATATGCTTAAACATATCGTGACTCATACCTAATAAATCGTTCAAATATTCCTGTGTTTTACGACTATCACCTTGCGATTCGTCATCTACTTGTTCTTCATTATTAATAAAAAACTTAAAAAATGTCGGAGATCTTCCACGTTCTATTTTATACTGTATATTGTCCTTTTCAAAATCAAGCGAAACAACCATACCTTTGCTATTAGTCTTATTAATAAGGTTGTTACGTTTAATGTTTGTAAGTGCAGTACCATATAATGCATAACTTAGTGCATTAATAATTGTTGTTTTACCAGTACCATTACGTGATCCACTATCGTCACCACCTTGATCTAAGTTTTCACCTAATACAAGTGTTAGTTTTGCTTTATTGAAATCTACAGCCTGGGTCTGATTGCCCACACTCATGAAGTTCTTTACGGTTAAATCTTTAATACGTATCATAGGTCGTTATAAATGTCCATTAGCGTCTTCTTGTTGAAGTTGTTTGTGTCAATTTCTGCGATTTCTTTAGATACAATTTCGTCAACTGTTTCAAATTGAGTAATATCTAAATCTGTTGTAATTTCTTCTTCTTGTTTTTGCGGTATTAATGTAATTTCTCTACAACCGTGTTGTGAGATATAGTTTTCTTTGATAAACTGTGCTTCTTCATAACTTACAGGTAAATCAAGTGTAACTCGCAAATACATTTTAGGCTTTATTATATCGCTATCTGGATCTAATAATTGCGAAAGTTTTACTGTACGATATTTAGGACAGTTCCACCAGTTAATGTATTCAGGCTCTTTGTCGTTTTCACGATCAAGTATCATCATACCACGTTCGTCATCCCATGCATCTGCATAGTTGTGCGGAAACGCATTACCGATGTAATGTATTTTACCCTGTACTTGGCGTTTATGGAAATGTCCACTAAACACATATTCTTGATGTTTAAAATGTTGCGGTTTTAGATCACCATGATCAGGCATTTTTACAAGTGCGTTCATATAAAAACTAGGAAGTTCAAAATGACCAAACATATACTTGGATTTTACCTTTTCAATCTTCTTCCATTCTTCGCCAACTAACCACGGAACTAATGTAACATCTTCTTCAGTGTACATTTCGTCAACTATAGTAATACCTGGAATATGCTTACCAAAAATAGTTGAACTTACGTCACGTTTGTCTTTGTAATACAAGTCGTGGTTACCAACAAACATATAAAACTTTTCAAATGCCGCACCTAGTTTTTCTAGACTGCGAATAGTTGCATCCATAGTTGTAAGATTTAAACTGTTTCTATTGTGATGCCAATCACCACAGAAGATACCAGTTTCACAACCGTTTGCTTTTGCCTGTTCTATATACCAATCAACAAACTCTTCACAGTCTAGATTGTGTACTTTACTGTTTCCTTTTAAGCCGAAATGTATATCGGTAAAAACTGCCGCTTTTTTAAACAAAATGAGATCTCCATAGTTGTACTAAACATAATACTATCTTTTGCACTTAAGGTCAACTGCTTTTGGCTGGTTTAGCCGCATTAATTTTTGCTGTTTCACGCTTCATAGAAGCTTCCCATTCTGCGTTATGCTGTCTAGTATAACTTGGATTCATATCATTCATTTCTAAGATGTCGTCTCTGATGTTTTGATTGCGCTTTTCAAGGTTAATAACTCTGACAAACGAATTGGTAACGGCGGCTGTGTAATAAGCGAATGGATTGTTGGACTTTGATTCATCAAACTGTAGACCAATTTGTGCCAATTGTAAGATTGCCTGTCCTCGCATTTCATCGTTGTATGTATATCCACGTACATTTCCTCTTGTTGCATAACGTTCACATAATTTAATCCACATACGAGCAAGTTCGTTTGTTGCTTTTGCATGTTTCATACTAAAATAACCATTTTCCATACCGCCAACCCAATGACTTTTGCCAACTACTATAAGTTCTCCGTCTTCGTTGAACTTGTAATGCTGAAAGGGTGGAAAATTTAGTTTTACTTTTGTATCTGCTATTGTTTTAGGATTCTTTTTACGTCCAGGTTCTTCAGGTATATGGTCAAATGTCATAATTCTAAAAATTAAGTCTTCTTTCTCCATCTTTCTGTAGTCAATTTCGCATTGTGCTAGTTTAACTTTCTCACCAGCTAGTTTACGTGCTTCAAAATCTAGGTGTTGCAGTCTTTTTGCTTTGTTTCTTTTTGCTTCTGCAACAGTACGGATGTTTATTTTGTCTAAATCAGTTAGTATGATGTCGAACTGATTGAAATCAGGCTCCATAAAACTACAAAACTGTGATTTAGACTTGTGAATCTGTTTTAGCATATCTTTGTTATTAAGATAATTTACTTTTCTCATATATTTCTCCAGGTTATTACTCTATTATAAACTACATACTTAATTTTGTCAACTAAATACTTGTAGGAGATTGAAATGAATTTAAAAAAGATAGTCCAATCCAATGTTAGCAACTTTCAAGAGTCTGTTGAAAATACTGTCAAGTCCACTGCAACTAATTTTGCAAACTCGGCACTCGAAAACGTATTAGGTGGCGGTGCCGCCGGTATTTTAAAAAGTCTTTTAAAAGGTCCTAGCTCGATACCACCAACAGGTGAAAAAACACAGGCAACGGATGGCGCCAAGACTAACGACTGGCGTGTACGTTTAAGTATTCCTCCAAATATGGTTGACGGTAATGAAATGTTTAAACCTCTTGTTGAGACCAATGGACTAGTATTCCCATATACTCCTACTATATTAGTACAGCATACGGCCAATTATGACGCAATGCATCCTACACATAGTAATTATCCTTTCCCTCAGTATCAGAACAGCCAAATTGAAGATATCGTAATTACAGGTGACTTTTTTGTAGAAAATGCTAAAGATGCGCAATATTGGGTAGCAATGACACACTTTTTACGTAGTGTAACAAAAATGGACTACGGTTTAGGACAGAATTCCGGTGCTCCGCCACCATTAATATTTTTAAATGGATACGGAGACTTTGTATTTCCAAATGTTCCAGTTGTTGTTAGAAACTTTACGTTTGATTTGCCTGCAGATGTTGACTACATCAAGACACAAGCAAGTGGTGAAATATCAACAGGTCCAACTACTGGAGATCCAAAAGGTAAAGCAGGCTTTGTACCAACACAATCTCAAGTATCAATAACAGTTGCTCCTGTTTACTCAAGAGCAAAAACTTCACAGTTTAATTTAGACAAATTTGTAAAAGGTGACTACCTTGGCACTAATGGTAACAACGGCGGAGGGTTTATCTAATGGCACGTTACAGTGAAATGAGCCCTTGGGGTAAAACACGAGTAGTAAACAAAGACTATTTGAATGTATTAGAAATTAGACCGGTACCTAAGTCAGACGATGATGTATTATATGAAATACAGCCGCAGTTTACACATAGACCAGATCTATTAGCGTATTCTGTATACGGCAGTTCAAAATTATGGTGGGTGTTTGCACAAAGAAACATGGACGTACTAAAAGATCCAGTATATGATTTAGTTGCTGGTGCAAAAATTTACTTACCAAGAGCAGATTCATTACAAAAGTACTTAGGTTACTAGAGTATGGCAAATAGCAGACTAACAAAATCTGTAATAGATGCACAACTACAAAAGTCTATGGGCAAAGGCTCAAAACTTGTAGACTCAGTTTCTAACTTTGCTTCATTTGGTGTAGATCAAATGAAAGGACTAGCAAGTGATGCTAGTTTGAAAGTTATAGATGCGGCTAAGAATGGAGTAACAGATTCTCTTACTGGTGCAACAGCAGGTATTGAAGGTGTTAGTTTAGATACAACTTTTGAAGAGATGTTATCAGACTTGCAAGAGTCACTTAAGAATTTACCAGTATTAGGTAAAACTGCAAATCAATTAAAAAGATATGCAACATACAATTACAATATTACACTTGCTTGTTTAACAGTCAATGAAATAAATTTTCCAGATTCAACATATAGAATATCTCCTCCACAAGTAACAGTTTTAAGATCAGGCGGTGGTGCTCCTGGAAAAGCATTAACAGCATACGAAAGTTCTGATGCTCAGTTAGAATACTATATTGATAATTTAGTAATGAATAGTGTAATTGCACCAACTAGTAAAACACGTACTTCAAATGCTACTGTACAAACTTTTACTGTACACGAACCATACAGTATGGGACTGTTCCTACAAACTTTAATGATCGCCGCAAACAAAGCAGGTCATGCAGACTATTTAAAAGCACCTTATGCATTAATAGTTGAGTTTAAAGGATATGACGACAACGGGCAGATACTTGATACAGGTTCAACAACACGAAGAATATTTCCTATTAAAATTGCTAAGATGGATTTTGATGTAAACGGATCAGGTAGTTCATATAATATTAGATCACATGCTTGGAACGAGAGTGCATTAACAATGGTTTCTCAGTATACAAAAACTGATACAATTATAACAGGTGATTCAGTACAAGAACTTCTACAAGGCGGTCCTGAAAGTTTAACTGGTATTATCAATAGACGTAATAGAGAAGAAGCAGAAAAACTTAACGCAATTAATAAAGATGAATATTTTATTATGTTTCCACCACAACTTGTAAGTAGTCTTGGACTAGGAAACAAAGCAGACACACCAGGCGAAAATGCCGCATCAATGAAAGAAATAGAGTTTTATAAAAAATTAACAGGCGGAACCTTTGACACTTTATTAGACTATGAAGAAACTGCCGCAAGTGACAGTATAGAAAATTACATTAATTTACAACCGGGTAATAATAACCTATCAGCAGTTATAAAGCGTATAGCAGATAATAAAGATATTTCAAACGAGATAGGTAAAGGTACAATAGCACGTTCAATGGCTACCGGCGGTGCAGTGCCATTTGGCAGAGAAGCATTTTCAAATGACCCAGATACTGATGTTTTTAATTCAGACCGTGTAACAATATCTAATAGTTTTAGAACATTTTCGTTTCCGCAGTCAACAAGCATAGAACAAATAATTGAAGAAATAGTTATATTAAGTACATATGCAAAAGATGCCGCAGTTGAAGTTAAAGCAGATGCAGACGGAATGGTAGATTGGTTTAGAGTTCATACTCAAACGTTCTTAGTTCCAGATGAAGAAGTAAGATCAAAGACAGGTGAAAATCCAAAAGTATTTGTTTATGCAGTTGTGCCTTACAAAGTACATAGTAGTGTGTTTAGTAATGTAACACAACCGTCAGTTGGAATTGAAAAGCGAGTATCACAAGCGGCAAAAGAATACAATTATATATACACAGGTAAAAATGATGATATCATAGACTTTGAAATTAATTTTAATACATCATTCTTTACTGCATTAAGCTCTAACTACAACGGCTCGGGCGATTCTAAAAATGCAACAAAAGATTCTACTAACAATCCAGGTAATCCTCATATAGCGGCTAAAGAAGGTTCCCAAGGAAACAATAGTTCTACTGGTAGTAAATCTCTCAAAGAAGATCCTACTGCAAAAAATACAGGAACCGGAGGAGGCAATACCTTAGATACTCCGGAAGTTCAAATTGCTAGATCATTTAATGAAGCGATAGTAAATAATCAGACTGACTTAGTGTCTATGGACTTAACAGTTTTAGGCGATCCGTACTACCTTGCAGACAGTGGCCAAGGAAATTACAGTTCTCCTACATTAACAAAAGCATACACTGCTGATGGAACAATGGACTATCAAAATTCTGAAGTAGAAGTAGTTGTAAATTTTAGAACACCCATTGACTATAATCGAACCGATGGGTCAATGATATTTCCAGAAGACACTGTACCAGTTAAATCATTTAGTGGATTGTATAAAGTGAACACAGTTGAAAATAAATTTGAAGGTGGTAAATTTATACAAGTACTTTCACTAATACGTAGAAACAATCAAGAGTCAGATATTGGAATACCAGGTACTCCAGATAATACATCAGCACTTGAAACAACAGATGAAGTAGATGCTAATGAAAATACAAATAATCCACCAGCAGTAACTAAAACAGATACAGCACCAACTAGTACAGCAGGAGGAGCTCAGTAATGGCAATTGATGGACGTAGTGCTAGGCCCAAGTTAGTAACTAACCCAGGACCGTATGAAGCAATAGTTGTATCACATCTAGATCCAAAAAAGATGGGAACACTATCAGTTGAACTATTAAAGAACAGTAGTTCAGGTAACCAAACAGAACGTAGCGGACAAGTTGTACAAGTAAAGTACATGTCTCCATTTGCTGGATCAACACCTATCAGCGGCAACACAGCAAACGAAGACTTTGCAGGAACACAAAAAAGTTACGGTATGTGGTTTGTTCCGCCAACACCAGGAACAAAGGTTCTTGTTGTATTTGCTGAAGGTAACCTAGCAAGAGGTTATTGGATTGGTTGTATTCAAGACGCATATATGAATTGGATGACTCCAGATCCTTGGAGCGGTACAACAGCAAATAATTATGATCCTAATTTAAAATTACCAGTAGGTGAATTTAACAAACGTTTGCAAACAGGCAAAGGCACAAATCCTAGCTTATATGAGAAGCCTGCAAATTTAGACTTCTATACTATACTTGGCAGACAAGGTCTGCTGTATGACGATGTAAGAGGCCCTGCTAACAGTTCTAGTAGGCGTAATTTGCCCAGCAGTGTGTTTGGTATATCAACTCCAGGACCAAGAGACAAAAGGGACGGAGCACCAAAAGCTACAGTAGGCGCTTCAGAAACAAGAACACAAAGATTTTCAAGTACACTTGGCGGATCAAGTTTAGTATTTGATGACGGCGATGAGCGTTATGTAAGAAATAGTTTTGCTCAAAGTGATGCCCAAATATATACAGATTTAATTGAAGAAGACAATCCACAATCTGGTCTTAAACAAGTTCCTAAAGGAGAATGTGTACGTTTAAGAACTAGAACAGGTCACCAAATACTTTTACACAACTCCGAAGACTTAATTTACATTGCTAATGCACAAGGCAGTTCTTGGATTGAAATGACTGCTAACGGTAAGATTGATATCTATGCACAAGATAGTGTAAGTGTTAGAACACAAAACGATTTGAATATAAGTGCAGATAGAGATATAAATTTAGCCGCGGCAAGAGATATTAATATGAACGCCGGACGTGACTATAAACTTACTGTATCAAATAACAGTGATGTTAAAGTTGGTGTTGATCATAAAATTGACATTGGTTCAAATAA